TTGCTGGTTGCACTTGCGTGACCGGCAAAGGCTCCGAGGGCTCCGCTGACAAGGTTGGAGGCAATGGCAAGCACTGCGAGGACGATGTTTGCCGGAGATGGAGCAAAGAGGCAAGCCAGTGCAAGAATAACCCCCAGAACTGCGAGTAGAACTGCCCAGAATGGCTCGGGAATCTTCATAGCGTTCCCTTCCCGCTGCAAACGCAGCACTTCAAATGCTCTTTCAATGACTCTCGATGCCCGACCTCGACCCATCCGGAGCCATCGCATAGAGAGCATACACGCCGCGAAAACAGACTTTTAATAAACTGAATCATCTTGAAATCAGGATACACCAGATGTGGATTGCTTCACGGCAGAATCGTAGGCTTTCTGCAAATCGGAGCAATAGCGGATGACTCCCGCCGGCGGGTTGGCTGTCTTGTGGCCGAGATTCCAAATCTGACCGATCTCAGTCAAGTTCTTGGGCTCGAAGTGCGCCACGTAGGAATTGAAGTGGCTCACAAATGAACGTGCGCAGTCGTCAAGGCTGGTTTCGAGTTCGGCAGGAGTAAAGCCTGGGCAGTTGATCAGCATGGTCTGCCATGGGCCAAAGCTGGAGGCCCCATCGCGGCTGTATTGCGCCACGAGCGCACGCTGATCAGGACTCGAAGCCCATACTGAACCACCTACGTCGTATGCGGGTTCATGCCGCGGCCCGCAGTCATGGCCAGTGCTGCTCTCGTTTGAAGCTAGCGCGGCCATGACGCGTTCACCGTCGAGTTCTGTCGGGACTTTCAAGAGCGGCCCATACTTTGCACACGCGGCCAGGACGTCTATCTTTGGAAAACTGTTCATGTTACCTCATAAATCATCGGGTTGCGGAAGATCGTGGCCGTGATCCATTTCATCTCCGAAACATCAGCGTAATTCCGGCGCCGATCAAGGTTCCGATGAGCGTGAATGCTGATGCGATGCCAGACAGATAAACCTTCCACGACTCCAGCCGGGTGACTCTTTTCCCAAGCTCAGGGAGGTCTTTGGTCCTGTCAACGAGTAGCGCCAGGGTCGTCGTCATCTCTTTGAGCGTGATACTGTGCTCTTCAAGGAGTCTTGTCTGCGAGTTCTCCCGCTCTTTGGCGAGTGCGTCGCGCTCTTTAGTCAAGCGCTCAATGTCCTTTTGGAGTGCATTCACCCCGTCGAATTGACTTACGTTCGTCCTGCGCTCAGCCATTGATTCCCCGCTCTCAGAGATCCGTTTAGTAGCCGTCTACGCTCCACCAGACCCCATTACCGCCCGTGGAAGATACCCAGTCATACATCGTGGTGGTTGAGATTCCAGTGCATCCATGAGATGCGTTGATGACCGCCGCATGTTGGACGCTAGAACCAGTAGAAAAGTCGTCGGCCATCCCGGAAGGAACGATTGAAGCTAAAGTTGTGAATGACTTCGGGAATGTAATTGCGTTGCAGCTTGTAGTCTCTCCGCTCAAATGCCCCCACTGATGTATGTGCCCAGTGGGATCTTGTGTCCAGCATCCCGCCGAATTGCAAGCCCCAAGGCTCGAAGTCCATCCGTTCGTAACTGTTCCGCCCGTCACTGCGGACACTCGGCCCTGCGCATCGGTAGTCACTGAAACGGGGTAGCTGTAGGTTCCAGGAGTTCCTGTCGATGGGAGCCCCACATTCGTCTTTCCGATGCCGTTTGTAGCGGCTATAGTGCTGTCGAAGTTCAGGACCGGCTGCTGAGTGAGTGGGGTGCCAGCCGCTTGGATGGTCTGGTAGTAGACGGTTGCCGGCGTGGGAAGCGCATTGCACAGAGCATTGCCGTTGGCTGCGATACCGTAGGAAAAGTACGAGGCTGGATTGCAGGCTGTCGGAGTGGCTGCCAATGCGCTGGCCGTACTTGCATTGCCAACAAAACCGAATGCGTCAGTGAGCGCCCCGGTCATTGTTCCGCCCTTTGACCAGTCGTCCACCAAAGCAACGTCATTGACAAAGAATGTCCCGTAGGATGAGGAAATCAGGACTCCGTAATGCCCAACTGCGGCACAGAAGAAGTAGTTTCCGCCAGCATCAGATGTAAACGGATTTGTTGGGGTTGCTGTGCTGAGCGCTGTAGACGTGTATATGCTGACCTTGTTCGCCACGCAATTTGATGCGGTCGAACCCGGTGTGCATAGCGCAATGGTGGCGTATGGAATCGGCGCGATAACTCCGTTTGAGATGGTCTGTGCGACATTGTTCAGACAAACTCCTATTGGAGCCTGAGCGATGGCGAAGGCCGCGCATAGCCAGAGAGCGGTGAGTGCGATGATGCGCTTTACTGATCGATTCACAGGGCCTCCGGAGACTTCACCAACTGCGGGCCAGCCACTACGGCCTCTTGCGGTTTCGAGTCCTGATTCGGTGCCTGTTGCTCAATGCGCCCGACGATCTGCGTCGAGATGATCTTTCGGCACTCCGGATTCCCGCAGAAGATGATGGCGCCGATCATGCCGCCAGGAAATATCTGGTTCATGATCGAGAGCCGGGCCGGATCGTCTGCGCAATACGGGCAGGCTGGCAGCATAACAGGAGTCACAATAGCGGTTTCGTTCGGTTCGTAGGGCGTTTCCATAGTGTTTCCTCCAAAGCGATTGTAACGCACCGTCAATAGCGGTAGAAGGCCAGATGCGTGGCCGTGGGCGGTGGCGCAATGGTGTAGGTGATCGTTGCGCCGCTCAATGTGAAGTCAACGCCGCCCGGCTTCAAGACTTGCCATCCACGGTATAGGCGAAGGCTGGCAGCCGGGTTCGGAGCTTGTGGGAGCGTAAAGACCTTGTTGGTCCCGTTCAATGTTCCGGTTGGGGTAATCCAGTCGGCAAAGTTTGGCGCCGTCCCGCTTCCGGCATAGGTTCCCCACGCCAGGAATGACGCGCTTCCGATCGGCACCGACGGGATGATGGTGTTCCCGTCGAGGATGTAGTAATCTTTGCTGCCCTCCGCAAACACTGAATCGAGCAGACACCGCGCTGGCTTGAAAAAGTTGATGATTGTGGACATGTAGTCGAGTTGCGCTGGGGACGCCCCCATGCTTTGAAACATCCCGTTACGGTAGAGTTCAATGGATATCGGAGCATGGGGGAGTACCAGATTCGACCCTGAGACGGTGGGTACAACGGCGTCGAAGTAGAGCGGAGTCCCGTCCGTGGCCTTGCGCAACAGGACGCATAAAGAAGAGTTCATCGCAGGAGAGAAGGTTGTAGTGAGTCCTATTCCCGACACGGTGTAATTGGTGGATGGCAGGAGAATGCCGTTGTAGAAGACGCGCAGAGAGTTTCCTACCGGAACAGCGGGAAGGTTGAAAGACCGATTGACGCCGTTTATAACTCCTATCGGCGCTTGTCCTGATCCGTTCACCCCCACGCGGAAGACGGCCCATCCTTGATTGGGCGGATAAGCAGATCCCCCCCACGACGCCTGCCCCTCATAGCAGGTCGCAGTGAATCCACACAGTGCGAGAGCTTGGACTATTGCGCCCGGTGTGCCCATGATCTTGTGAAGTGGCAATGCGTTTTGAATGATAGCCTGCGGCGTGGCGCCCAAAGTCTGCATCGGGACGCTGGGAACCATCATGTCGAGTTCCCATATCAAGTAGGGCAAGATGGATGCCGGGAGATTGTTTCCTAGAGTCCTGAGGAGTAAAGGCGTAAGGTCAAGAGACTCAAGGCGCGCAGAAATTTGCATGTGCGCCTGGGTCCGGAGGTCATTGATCGATGATGCGGGCCTGAGATTGTTTGCCATGTTGCTCGGGCCCTCCTATGGCCTTTTCGTGCTTAATTCACCACGCCCGCGAGGGCACTTGCTTGTCTACTCCCAGTACGAGCCGTTGATGTAGATGTTGCCAGTGAGCGCCGTCCATCCTGGAATGTACAAATTTGGGGGTGACGACAAGCAACCTACATTTGTAAAGGTTCCAAGCGAAGAGCTTGCCGCGGTGCACATTACATTACTAGCCGCCGCTGGGGTGCTAGGAAGCGATGTCAGATAACTATTTACTCCAGTGGATGTGCCTGTGGCCAAGGTGATAAGAACCGTGAAGAACACGAGGTGGTTTCCAGAAGAATCACTTGTCCTTTTGTAAACCCCCGTAAGCACGGGTGATGATCCAGTGTAAGTGATGCCGCCATAGCCAGGAGACCACGTTCCGCCCGTCTCGACCATATGCGTATCCGCGTATGCCGTTGTGGACACTTTGGTGCTGTTGTCATTCGCGCTCTGCGTCGTCGCGGTTGTAGCGGTGGGTAGCGCTGTGCAGTTCGCCTCCAAGAAACTCGTGTTAGATGTGCAGACTAGCCCGTTTGCCGCGGATGTGTTGGGACTCGTGGGGAGATAACTTCCGCCCCCAGTCGGTGCATCACCAGCTACTACTGACACTGTAGGCATGGCTGTTGTCACTGCGGTAAGCTGCCCGGCTGCATTGTAGGTGACAACCGGGATAGAGGTCGCGCTGCCAATCGGTCCCGCCGCAGTTATCACTCCACCCGTTGGTACCGTGCTTGACGTTGTCCCAGTGGGTATCTGCGCAATGGGTATCGTGCCGCTGTTGATCTCAGAACCAGCGATGCTCTTATTGGTGAGCGTCTGAGTCTGCGTAAGCTCCACAACCGTGTCAGTCGCTGCTGGGAATGTAGGCGTCGCCGTGCCTGTCGTGGTGAGGTTGAGGGTATACGCTCCGGTGGTTTGAAGCGTCGATCCTTGAGCCAAAGTAAGCGTTGCGCTCGTAGCAGGGGCGGTTACCGCAACCTTGTTGACGCTCGTGGCCGTAGCCACTCCGAGGGTTGGAGTCGTGAACGATGGCGATGCGAGAGGCGCGAGAGATGACAGGAGAGTACCGCTGTCGGCAATCTGGCCGCCTGTTCCGCTTGCGGTCATTACATCGCCGCTGACTGATGTAGTCGGGCCTGTCGTGATACCGGCTCCAGCCCCTGCCAGCGCCTTGCTGCTCGTAATCGCTCCCGCGCTCCCTGCGATTGCGGCTCCTCCAGCGCTCATTCCTGAGATAGCCGATGTCGTCGTGGAGTTTGCGGCTGCGCTCACGGATAAAGTGTTTGCATCTACAGCCGTTGGAGCTATGGCGGAGCCACTGGGTTGCCAGACAGGGATAAACGTGTGGCCGCTAGTTGTGGGACTGGCGATAAACGTAGTCGTAGACGCTGCGCTCTGATATGGAAGACTCCCCACAGCGCCGCCCGCTAAATTAGCCGTAGAAGTAGCGGTGCCACATGGAGAGCCTGTATTTGCGAATGTCCCCGTACTGTCAATTTGGAGACAGTTATACCCCGATGATGCTTTTAGAGAATTGATATTTATGCTGCCCCCTATAAACGTCGCTCCCCCTGACGGCTGGATGAAAAGGGTGCTTACCGCCCCTCCTCCCGCAGACGAGTATGCCTGGAGCCCGTTAACAGAAAGCATATTAGAGGCAACTGTGGGATAAGTTGCGGGGCTAGCTGACGCTACGAAACTCCCCCCTGCATTCTGCCCTGAGTTACTGAATGAACCAGTACCAGAAAAAGTAATACCTTTATTCGCAGCCAGCGTCAGCCCTTGAGAGTTAAAAGTAGCAATGTTGGTTCCGACAGGGTTTATCGCAATGTTTGTATTGGTTGACTGGAGCGTTAGCGTAGCTGCTCCCGTCGCCAGAATTTCAGCGGCGGTATTGTCAATCATTGAGATCACCCCGTTGGTAATCTGCAAATTTGGATTGGGAGTGAGATGCCCGGCGCTATCCAGAGTCAAAAAACCGCCGCCAGGGAACACGACACCATTAAAAGCGGTTCCAGAAAACGTCGCAGTGCTACCAAATTGTGTGGGGCTGCCGAGATAATTTCCTGTATTGCCTGCATCGTAGATTGAGAATCCCGGGTTGGTCCAGCTATCAATTTGTATGCCATGATGGTTAGCCACGGAACCTGATCCAGACCAATCATAAATATGTACATCATCTAATTCCGTGACTGCTGCGTTGATAACGTTCTGACTATCCATTCCGTAGATCGCACTGGCAGGAGCGTTGATTGTAAGTGACGCCTGAAAAGACAGCGCGTGGTTCATCACTCCGCCGCCGCTGGCGTTGATATTAGATCGCCCATCGTGCGCAGCGTAGCCGCAACTGCCGCCTGTACAAGTGAAGCTACTCTCCGCCTGAATGTCGTCGAAAAAAAGATTGGCTCCACTAACAGTTCTTGACGAGATGATATTCCCGTAAAACGGGGTTGAGCCCTGGCCGACTACGAGCATCGGAGTTATTACACTCGTTGCGGCGGCTTGACCATAGAACGCAGTTGCAGCCGCGACGGTGCCTGAGACGTTGAGGCTGCCATTGATCGTGCCGCCCGTTGTGGAAAGGTTTTGTACCCATCCAGAGGTTGTGCATTTGTACTCGACATTGTTCGTCGTGTCCTGGTAAGACTCGCCCCACTGTGCTCCGTAGGGGTAAACGGTAAAGTTCCCATTCTGTGTGCATGTGATGGTCGGGGCGCCTGCTCCACTCAGGAGATTCCATGCAATCTGGTAAGTCGGGTCGATCTGCGTCTGAGCAAAGCATGTGATAGTTGACAAGATCAGGAAAAGAAAGAGCGCAATTCGTTTCATGCGGAAGTCTCCTTGTAGACTAGCTTGTTGGCTGGTTTTTTGTGCCCATAACGATTGTGAGGTTGATGCCTATGCAGTTCGCCCATTGTCCCGCTGTGAGCAAGAAACTGCCATCCGAAGTTGGAGTGAGTGGTGTGCCGCCGATGTTCGCAGCCAGTGTCAGTTGCATGTCGTAGACGCCCAAGACGCTCAGAGCCGATTGCCACTGACTCAGGACTATATCCTGTTCAATGTTTGCAGCGAGTGTCAGAGCAAGATTCTGAGCAGCCGCAGTGATACCCGCAGCGATGGTTGCGTAGTTCACGTTTGCGTAAAGCGTGATCGCGCCGGTAACCGTGTAGTCAACTTCCGTCACAGCGGAAACGAGCACCGTGTCGCAAAGTGGGCGCACCGTCTGCGCACTGAGGGCTGATTGAACGGCTGAAAGCAGAGTACCGGAGGCGATACCCGCACTGTTTGGGGATGTGGACGGCTGCGTTACTGGTCCTGTCAGGACGTAGACCTGCACCGTGCCCGGCGTTGTCGGCTGCGTCGGGACTTGCACATCGACGATGGCCGAACTCACGTCAAGCGCCAGTGATCGGTACTGGCCCGACGGCCCCGCTGTAGTGAGATTGTTCGGCGCCGCTTGGATGCGCGCGCGGTAGTGGTTGTCTCCATCGGTTGTTCCGGCTGGCTCTCCGTTGCTTCCATTGGCCGTTGTGGCAATGTTTGTGACGCTGGCCACGAGCGGGAATGAACCCAACAGGACGCTCACCTGCCCTGCAATGTAGCCGTTACCGCTGAGGCCCGCCGTGGTGCATTGGACTCCCACCGTGCCCACCGTCTGTCCGGCGGCAATCACAAGATCAGCGACCGTGGAGAAGATGTTGAGACCGTCTTGAGTCCCGATCTGCGTACCAGCGGGGATCGTCGTTGGCGTGAGTTGCGCCGCAGTGAGCGCGAACTGTTCGGTCGTCGTAGCAGGCTGCGCGGGGAGCCTAGTGCAGTCCAGATACTCGCCAAGGTAGTCCAGCATCGGGTATGCGGCGAACGCGAGCAAGTTCTGAAGGCCGCAATACTGAATCGCGTTCCTGTCCAGAATCTCTCGGTAGGCGTAGAGGTTGATAAGCAACTGCTCGACCTGGGCCGGGTAGAGGGTTCTGCGGGTCGCAGTCTCGAAGGCGGTCACCATGCTGTTCAGGACGCTGGTCGGGTCGAGTCCATCCGCGTCATTGACAAACGATGGTGTAGGCAGGTCTACAGGGACCGTCTGAGGGGTGCCGGTGGCCGGCGGGAACGAGTTCGCGGGAACGATCACCGGCATATCAGGACACTCCTCCGACTTTAATAACCGTCGTCTGCGTTAGGTTTCCAAGAACGCTGTTCGCCTGGTTTATCAATCCAAGATTGGGCTGCCAAGTGATCGATACGGCCAACTGCCCGATGTTGGTTGTGCTGGCGACCACATCGACACTCTCAAGGGTGATGCGCGGTTCCCAATCGGCAATGGCCGCAGAAACGGCACCGATGATGGCCGGTATTGCTGCGGTGAGCGGGCGGTCAAGGAACTGTGTCAAGTCGCATCCGAAGGTCGGGCGGAAAGGATCTTCGCCGGGGATGGTACTGAAGATGATCTGCAAGGTCTGGTGAACGTCGCCGAGGGCTTGACAGACTTTTCCGAGTCCTGATCCTGGTCCGCCTCCCGCCGTCGAGTCAAGCATCAGCTCCCAGCTCGATGACTGGATATTGGTGAGGGTCGCATATGGGAAAGTCGTTGCCATTTAGTTTGACACCTTCGTCAGGACACTTTCAATCATGCTTGCCGTCCAAGGCACAGTTGGTGGCGCACCATTGGACGGATGTACATGCGCGTTGAACGCTATCACCAGTTTACTCACCAGCGCTAAAGCATCCACCGCCGCACCGCCGTTGGTAAACGAAATGCTATTTGCAGCCGTAACCAAAACATTGCCGCTTGAATCCAGTTCAATTTTTCCTCCCGATGGTTGGCTTATAGCCATCTGGCCCCCGGCTCCGAGCGTTACTACAAGCTGGTGGTTTGACGTGTTGTAGTGAATGATCGTCCCATCGGCGAATTGCGTATAGCGATCGGCAGGTGTGAGTCCTGCTGGCGCCGAGTCCACCGTTGACGGGACTCCGCCAGTCACGATACCGTTTTCGTCCCACTCGTCCATGACCACGGATACCTGCTCGCCGAGGTCTGGCTGCCAGAAGTCTTTGTCGTTCATCGTCTTCATGACCTGGACCGGCAACCACCATGAGAGCACATTCCCTTGATCGGGGAACTGCACGCGCACTCGGTATGGCGGCACAGACTCGATCTGCGCGACGATGCCCGTCCTGTAAGGCGGGTGGAACTGCTCCGTGTATGGTCCGCGTACTAAGTCTGGCATCTATTCTCCGTAGTCGTCCGAGGCGGACTGTGTGGCCGCTCCGGTTATCGTGGTCCTGAGTTCCAATGAAGTCTTGTAGCCGTTCCGGTCCACCCTATGCTTGCCCTCGTTGATGATCCATTTTATCGAATCGAGCGCGGTGCCAAAGCCGCTCAGCATGACCGGATTGCCGGCCCGGTAGACCATCGACCCTGGAATGATAACCTCCCCCTTCAGGACGTGCATATTCGCCGCGTGGAGATGAGCTTGTGCGCGTAGAGTGGCCTGCTGTGCGTTCTCTATCCGCTCTCGGACTAGTAGAGTGTCCTGAAGACTCAAGTCAGTGCTCTGAGCCGTTGTAGTGGCCGCGTTGGCCGTTGCTTGGAGCAACTTCTTCGAGTGCGGGTCAAAGTACATCACCACGGCTTTCTTGTATGTCTTGTCACCGTGGTGCTGCTGGTGAATCCTGAATCGCGTGTTGTCGGTCTTGTAGATGTACTGCGCATTCTTGTCTTTGAGGTCCGTGATTTTCTTCGCATCCAACTTCGGGCGGCTGTAGAAGACGAGTTGATCGCCGCGGATGGTGAACTCGTAATTTTGCCCGTTGGCAAGCCTATGCAGAAATGCAAGGTCACTCTCTAGGCGTTGGGTTATATGCTGATAAGGAACATCGGGATTCACCGCGTCAATTGACACGCTCATCCCATACTTCGCGGCGATGCTCTTAGCTATCGATGTAAGAGTCTGGCCTTCATAGGGCTGCGAATATGAGGTCCTGATGGCATGAGTCACCCCGGCCTGGATTGCCCGGATCAGGAACGTGTCTGGCGGTCCCTCTGCTTCCCACTCATCCACTTCGAAGTTCCCACAGGACACGAGAGATTGGCCTTGATAACCGATTGACAAGCTGAGTGCGGTCCCGATGACTGGAGGGCTGTTCGCCCACGCGCGCGCCGAATCCTCGACTTGAATCTCCAGCACGTTGGCCTTGCCACCCACAGCTTCGTCGTAGTGGATGTGCTGGGAATGGGTGAGCAGGTTGCCGGCGACTTGGGTTCCGCCGTACATGATCTGCCACGCCGGGATTTGTACGGATGCGCTCAATCTTCCTGCTCCGCGTCCCAATCAGGTATCTCGACCGTCTGCCCGGCCAGTTTATGCGTGCTGTCACCGAGAAACTGAATCTTCCCGTCGGTAACGAACGAATGGCAGTATCCCACGCAGTTGATTGATGGCGTAAAGGTGGGACTATCCACACTTCCGTTCCATCCCCAAGTTGCATTGCATGAGTTTCGGCGCCCATTCACTGAAACGGCGTGCGTGTTAAGGCACCCGGGGCAAAAGAACCCGTAGTAATCCTCTGCGATCTTGTGCAACTTTGCCATTTATCAACCCCACGG